CTCCAACTTTTTCGCCCGACAAATCCAAATTTTGTAACTAGAAGAATATTCTTCTGCGTAGAAAAAGCAATAAACTCAACAGCTTATGTGGATTCCATCAAAACATGGAACTCACTTAGCAGTGGTGGGAACCTGCTAAGTGAGGTTCCACGTTTTGTTCTATTTGGTAGCATCACCTGATACCACTCCGTAGAAGGTAGCATAATCTTCTCTTCGCCGGTATGAGAATGCCGGTATGGAGAAACAGGCCGGGAACCGGCTCAAAACAAGCCGGGAACCGAGCGGGGCATTTCTGGAACCTCCGAAATGGGGTTGATCCATGGCACAGCAGTTTCAAGCGCTCGAAAAGCATCATGGCTCAATGGAGCAGGATCGATATGGCCGCGCCTATCTGCGGCTCGATCAGGCACAGGCCGGTCAAGCGGTCGAGCTTGGCGGTGGCTTTACCTGTCACTCAAGCGGCATCGTGATGCTGTGTGTTTGTGCTGAAAGCCATGAACTCTATTTCGTCTGCGATGAAGGAAAGCACTTCATCTCTGGGCAGGCTGATGATGGCAGGCATTGCGTCGGCATCTATCCATAAAGTGCGCAGCGCGCGGTTAGGCATCACACTGTGAATGGTCCGCTGAATAATGGTCAGATCATTTGGGTTTTGCTGGCGTTGGCGGTGATCGCTGCTGTGGCTCTCGTTTACATCTTGGTGTGAAAGCAAAGGGAGATAGATCATGCCTTTCGCCATCGTTAACGGACCAACCATCGCTGTCGGTCAATCGCTATCCAACGGGGCAAACTGTGCGGCTGGGAAGATGATCCGCATCACTGTGCCGCGTGAGTTTGTTGGGGAAGAGTTGACGTTTCAGGTTTCGACCGATGGTCAATTCTTCAACGATCTGTATGACGCCGAAGGCAACGAGATTTCGGTCGTGGCCAAGCCTGATACCGGGATTGTCTTGCAAGATAACTGGGTGAAATCACTTCCGCACATCAAGTTTCGATCAGGTACGCGAGAGAACCCGGTCGAGCAACGGGAAGACTGCAGGTTCGCGATAGCGATTGAGACGTAGCGAGGAAGTTATGGGAAGGAAGGCAGTCCCGGTGCAGCTGAAATTGCTGCGTGGCAATCCGGGCAAGCAGCGGCTTCGTGACGATGCTATGTATCCTGATCAATTCACCGACGTGCCCGATCCGCCTTCGTTCATCACCGGTTACGCTTGTGATGAGTGGTACAACGTGGCGACCGAATTGCATCGCTTGGGCGTGTTGACCAAGGTCGATTGCATCCCGCTCGCGGCTTACTGCCACGCATATGGCCAGTGGCGTGACGCGGCCGAGATGCTGGCAGAGATGCGCGAGGAAAAGGCGCGTGGTCTTGTTATTCGCGGCTCGCTGGGCGGCGCGGTCGAGAACCCGCTGCTCTACATTGCGCGCAAGGCAGCTGCGGACATGATGAAGTACGCTGCAGAGTTCGGATTGACGCCAGCGGCGCGGAGCCGTGTCGCCGGTCGTGGTAAAGGCGACGACGAGCAAAAGTCAAAGTTTGCCGGACTTCTCGCTCGTTAAGCGCACGCCCAAGGGCAAGCAATGTGCGCAAGCGGTTATAGAGTTTATTGAGACACTGACTGTACCGAGCGGCAATGGTGCGGGCGAGCCGTTTAAGCTCGATGTGTGGCAGAAAGATTTTATCCGCGACATCTATGAGCCGCAGCGCATTATGCCTGATGGTTCGCAGCGTCGTGTGGTGCGGCGTGCGATCCTGTCGATGGCGCGCAAGAATGGCAAGACTGCGCTAATCGCTGCGATAGGGTTGGCGCATCTGGTTGGGCCTTTGGCCGAAGTTCATGGTGAGATTTACAGCGCGGCAAATGACCGTGATCAGGCGGGCATTGTTTTCAAGTTCGCCAAGCAGATTGTCGAGCTTGAGCCGGAACTGTTGCAAGAGATCGAAATCATCCCGTCGACAAAGACGATGATCGGTAGGCGAATGGGCACCGTCTATCGCGCGATCTCCGCTGAAGCTGGCACGAAGCACGGCTATCTTCCGTCCGTCGTTATCTATGACGAACTGGCGCAGGCGAAGAGCCGCGATCTCTATGACGTGCTCGATACCAGCTTCGGCGCACGCGAAGAGCCGCTGTTCATTGTGATCTCGACGCAGTCGAATGATCCCGATCATGTGCTATCGAAGCTGATCGACGATGGCTTGTCAGGTACTGATCCGGCCATCGTTTGTCATCTCTTTGCCGCCGATGAGAATTGCGATCTCGGCGATGAGGCGCAGTGGAAGAAAGCAAATCCGGCGCTCGGCAAGTGGCGTGACTATGAGGATTTGGCGACTTCGATCCGTAAGGCACAGCGCATGCCAGCGGAAGAACCGAAAGTTCGCAATCTGCTCCTCAATCAGCGTGTCGCGCCTGTGTCGCCGCTGATCTCGCGCGTCGAATGGATGGCGTGCAAAGGCGAAGTCGTCTTGCGTGATGGCGAGGAAGTTTATCTCGCGCTCGATCTGTCGAGTGTTGTCGATCTGACTTCGCTGGTGGTCGGCACTGTCGACGAGCCGTGTCGTGTCTGGCCGTATTTTTGGAAGCCGAGCGAGCACGTCGAAGAACATTCCAATCGTGATTTCGGTTCGGGCAGTTTCCGTTATCGCGAATGGGCCGAGGCTGGACATCTGTTGCTGTCGCCCGGAAAGACAATCGATCCTGAAGTGATCGCGAGGTTCATTGCTGAACTGTCGCAGCGTTTCAAGGTGCGTGGTCTTGCCTATGATCGATGGGGCATGCAGGCGTTGCTCAAAGAGTTCGACCGCGTCGGGCTGCAGGCATACGAAGACAGTGAGAAAGGCGGTGACGGTTTGCGGCTGGTGCCGTGGGGCCAAGGCTACCGCGACATGAACGCTGCAGTGAACGCGCTGGAATATGCAGTGATCGAACGCAAGGTGATGCATCCGGGCAATCCGGTGCTGAACTGGAACATGGCGAACGCGATGGCGCGTACCGATCCGGCAGGCAATCGCAAGCTCGACAAAGACAAGGCTCGCTTTCGTATTGATGGCGCGGTGGCTCTGACAATGTTGCTTGGTTTGCGTTCGCGTGATCGCACGACGCAGAAGCCGGTCGACATCGAGGCATTGATCGGATGAGCGCGGTTGATCATCCGCACGGCACGTACTTCTGGAAGCGTCGTCGTGCGCTGCAGCTGAGAGCGGAGCCACTATGTCGCATGTGTCTTGCGAACGGCGTTGTTACACCAGCGACCGTTGCCGATCATATCGAAGAACACCACAAGGATTGGAATAGGTTCGTGCTCGGCGAACTGCAATCGCTATGTGAAGACTGTCACAACGGTACAAAGCGCGTGATTGAATTGCGCGGCTATGGCCTTGAAGTTGATGACGACGGTTGGCCTACCGATCCGAACCATCCGGCGAACAGGAGGATTTGATTGGCATGTCGATTGTGCGAGGCGTTGCGCGAGGCACAGCGCAAGCTGGCGCTTTGGCGCGCGTCAAGTTCGATCCAGACGAGCCACGCGATGAAAGCGGTAAATGGACCGACGGCGGCGGCAGCGACGGCGGCGGTGGTAGCGGCGGCAGCGAGAAGCCAGCTGAGAAGCCAGCCGACAAGCCGAGTGGCGGCAAGGGTGGCAAAGGCAAGGTTTCGAAAGTAGCGGACTTTAATAAGAAAGGTATCCGTCTCGACCACGATACGACGATCAATCCGGCAAAGGCAGAGAAGTTTTTGCAACGTTGGAATGATCGCGTGCAGGAAGCACCAGAGGATTTCAAAACTGAGTTTCTCGGTGGCCTGCCGGGCTCTATGCATATCGACTACAACGAAAGCACTGACAAGCTTGATGTCTCTGGCAAGTTACAGGAAGACGGCAAAGAGATCGGCGAGTATCAGCGCACTCTCGATTTGAAAAATAACAGCGCCTATTCCGCTTATTTCGTTTTGAAGAAGGGCGAGCGCGGCAGCGGTGTCGGCAAGACGTTGTTGAAATCCAACGTCGAGATGTATCAGAAGCTCGGTTTCGATAAGGTCACTGTTAGTGCGAACATCGATGTCGGCGGTTATGCGTGGGCCAAGTATGGCTATGTGCCGACAGCCTCTTCATGGAGTTCGTTGTCGTCGGATATTCGGGACAAGCTAACTAATCAGAGCGACCGCGCTAACCACGCTGCATCCGGTTCTGGATACACGCCGGAAAGCTGGGACCAGATTGGCAGTCACGATCAATCCCAGATCGAGAACGCGTGGATGCGCTCGACCCATGACGAGTTCGTCGACAGTGAAGTGCAGAACTGGCGTGACAGTGGGCAGGCGCTGGAAGACGCAAAGATTAGTCTTGCAGAAAATGATGTGCGCGATGAAAGCTGGGCCAAGGCTGCGCTGGAAGAATGGCGCAACGGTCGTGACGATGAAGGCGCAGGTATTCCATTTACTAACGAACAAATCCTCGATGCTGTCTCAATCGATTATTCCTCTCGGTACGGCGATGGCAACTCTGATCCTGATATCACCATCGATGAAGACAAGCTGAAGGATCAATCGCAACCGTCGTTGCCGGGATTGGAAGCGCCACCGCTGAGCGAGAAGACGCAGCAAGAGATCGCCGATGCACTGACCAAAGGCTTCAATGATGAAGCCGAGAGCAACGCACAGGATGCTGATCCGCCGAGTCATATCAGCGACAACGTGAGCGAATACCAAGACGAATATTGGTCATCTATGGACGATGAACAGAAATACGAATGGGCTGAGCGCAACGGCGAGTTGCCGGAATATCCCCTCGATGATGACGAGGAAGAACATCCCGAGCCGGTTGAAGTCACGGATGAGCAGCAGGGCGCGCTGATGAAGTTGGCGCGCAGTTCTGATCCGAAAGCTTTGTGGGCAATTGCTGATTCCGAGAAAGGCAAGGAATTGTTGCTCGGCACCAGCTGGTCTGGTGTGCTCGATCTCAAGGACAAGCAGACGATGGATCGTTTCAACGCTTATGTCGGCAAATAGCCCGTATCAGGAGCGCGTCAAAGCACAGATGCTGAAGTGGGCGATGGGTTGTCCCTACCACAACAATATCGATGACGAGTGCTGTCCCGACTTCTCTTGTTGCATACCGGAAATGTTTGAGAGCGACGACGCAAAGCGATGGGACGCCTATCGCCAACGGTACGGAAGCAACTGATGGCCCGACGCCAGAACGATTTTCACTACATCGAGAACCGCCGTTTCGAAGACGACAAGATGCATGCCGTTGTGCTCGCCGATGGCGATCACGAAGCCGCACAGAAGGTCAGTGATCAGGTCGCGCGCGATATCGGGTTGACCGACGCCGAGATCGCGGCGCTGCACACGCCGCAGAAGGGAAACAGCAAATGAAGCACGAAAGCGAGAGCGGGTTTCGTCGCGAACCGCCGCCGCCCGTGATGAACGGCAATCTGTTTACGCGCTCGCTGACCATTCGCACCATCGCCAGTATCCGCCATACGCGGGTCGAAGACATCGCAGCCGAGATGTTCCCGAATGATCGAGCGTTGGCGCAGTTGGTGACGCGCGCTGCGTCTGCACCTGCAACGACGTTCACGACAGGTTGGGCCGCAGAACTTGTTCACAAGATCGTTGCCGACACGCTCACGGCGATGGGTGCAGCCTCTGGTGCGGCTGAAGTGATGCAGCAATGCCTGACATTGGAATGGAACGGCGCTGGCATCATCAGTGCGCCAGCCTTTGTTGCGTCGGCGAACAACGCTAGCTTCGTGCAAGAAGGCGCTCCGATCCCGGTGCGGC